CCTATTATTCAAGGTTATTGAAAAGTGCCGACCTTTGAGCATTACCCGTATTCGCCAAAAATATTTCAGACGGATTTCTTGTAATATTTAATATCGGACCTAAAAATCCACCTGTTAGTTGATTTGTAACATTAAGAGCGTTAGATATCTGTGGTGATTGACCATTAGGTGTATTTTCGTCAAAATAATCACCTGGTATTGGTGATACCGGCCAATAAGCACTAGCAAGTCTTGTTGCCAAATCTACTGTTCTTGATATAGGGTTTTCAGGAACAGTAATTCTATAATTTCGATATATTAAAGGTTCTTTACCCGATGCAACTAAACTAGCCTCAAACGGGTCCTGTAATGCCTGTAAATTTACTAAACCTAAACTATTTTGATATATTTCAGCATTAATCCTAACCTCAAACAATTTTTTTAATTGTTCGGCCCCAAGTTTAGCAATATATGAGTCCTGTGATAACGGTCCATTGTCACCCGTCGGATTATTTGATAATAATATTTGATATGGCGAATAAGTTGAAGGTACAAAACTTGGTGGTTCCCAGTATTGAACAAAATATTTAAAACTTAACGGGATATCTTCAGTACTATATAAATAGTTATATCCTCCATCAGGTAAAAATCTATTCTGATTATTCGGAGCAAATGCCGACCCACTCAAATAATAATCTGATGACAAAACTAATGGACTTACTGAAAAAGGGTAATATGGTCCTTGGTTTGGGTCAACAGGTAATAAAGGTCCATTATATGTTATGTCTAAATTATATCCACCTTCAGGTCCGAATTCGTTTAATGGGTATAATTTATTAGCAAATGGGTTTTCAGCAATTAATTCATCAGGTGAATTAATTACCGAAAGATTTGATTGGATATATTCATACGTTAATTGATTTGCCGGTGGAGAATAAACACCCGGCACATTATAAGGTGCCAAGTTTCTCGCAATCAATTTGTCTCTAAAGGACTGTGTTGACGAAAATGATAAACTACTTTCGGACATCAATTAAACTTTATTATAAATAGATGACTTGTTATTTTTTCACAATACCCGTAGCTGATGGAGTTAAACCATTTTGTTTAGCGGCGGTCTCAACCGCTTGTAATAACGTCTGTTTGAATACGGGGTCTTGGAATATTTTTTCGAGTGTTGAAGCATCTACTCCTGGAGGGGAATCAATTTTAATATTTAACGATATATTTGAGTTTGAATTGGTTGTCATTGTTTGATTTGCAGTTGTTCCCATCGTGGCATTGTTTGTCGCCATTTGTGTAAGATTAGGATTTGTTGCTGTTGTGGTTGTCGTACCAGCGTTTGCTGTTTGGTTATCCCCCGTCATTCCTTCGTTTTTAGCAAATTGACCCGTGACAGTTGTCAATAACTGAGCAAATTTATTTTGACTAGTTGATAACTCTAATGTACTGTTTTTCGCACTTTCTATTGCCGAGTTAAATCCTTTTTCTAAAAACTCTGATGTTTGTTTTGCTATTCCTGTCATAGATTTGAATACCGCTTCAACACTATCTTCACCTCTAATAACTCTATTCAATGTATCAACAAAATCAGTTGCCCCTTCGTCATAAATTTTTCTCATACCTTTGATGTCGATTTCATCAAAAGCGTCTGCAGTTTTTTTATAACCCGCAACCACAGCCTCGATAGCGTCTTGACCTACTTCACTTCCTCCAAAAGCATATCCTCCTCTATCTTGCAGTGAATCAATACTTGCCTTTATTCCTTGTAGAGTTGTTAATTGTTGGGTGGCGAGGTCCTCCATGGTTTTTGGTTTACTATCTTCCATGAATTTTGCCAACTTTGCTTGGTCTCCACCAAACTCTTTCATTAAATCATTAACTTCCCTATCCTTACCCTCATACGAAATAACATACTCACCCTTTTCATTCATTTCTGCCATGTTGGCAATGAATTGTTTTTGTTCTTCAGTTATCGTATCAGGGAATTTAATCTTCTGTAGTTTGTCTTCGAGTTCCTTTGCACCAATCGCCATTTTTGCAAATTCGGCCGGCATCATACCCAATTCTTTAGCAACCTCTTTAAGTCTTCTTTGTTCTCCTTTAATAATTTCAAATTGACCTTTTTCATTTAACTTTACAAAGTCTTTACCTAAATCAGCAATCTGTCTTTGTAATTCTTCAGGGTCATTCTGTGACAAATCCATTAATCTCAAAGGGTCAAGAAGTTGTGATTGTGTTACACCTAATCTCTGTAAAGCCGCAGCCGTTTCAATTGCACCTTCAGGATTATACACTTTTTCGGCAAATTCCAAAGTTTTACCCATATCCATATTAATAGAAGTGGCATGAGCCGCCATTTTAGCTAAACCTTCAACTCCTCCTTGGAAAGTAATAAGGTTCAACTTATCCATGTGTTTCATAACCTCTCCAGTTACCGTCCCCACATTAACCCCTATTTCTCTTGCAGTATTAACAATTTTTTCCATTTGTGTTCCCGCTTGATATATTGAGATACCAACATCTTTGAATTTTGGAACAAATTCCGCGGCCTGCTTTCCAGATACCTCACCAGCAGCATATAACTTTGCATACGCCTCAGAAGCAATAACCACATTTCTACCTACTGACTCACCGACTGTTTGTTGAATTTGAGCAATCTTTTCAAAATTACCTCCCAACTTGGTTACCTCCGTGACCGCATTGGTCATGGACATCTTTAGATTAACTATATTATCCGTACCGGTACCGAAAGATTTAGCAATTGCTTTGGCGGCATCATCAACCTCAAATAGTTTTTCTAACATCCTATCAGGATTTATGTTAGTCGCAAGAGCGTCTCCTATCTCGGTAGCGAAATCACTAATAACACCTTTAATCTCTTCTAACGCGGATTTTTTTGTGGTGTCCTTCTTGTCACCTTCTCCTTCTAACATCAGGTTCTATTTTTATATAAATAGAACAAATTAAAGTTTTTAACTTTTCGGAGTATTATATTCTATGATTTTATCAACCAAGTATTTTCTCACATAAGTGGGCATACTCAAGAATTCACTATATTGTGTTCTCAAAAATCTACCCATCAATAAAAATTCATCTGTAAGATACTGCCGGTAATTAGAAGAAAGGCCGAAAAAACTCAACCCCAAACGCAATCGTAACTGTTGCAATTTCTCCTGATGGGGCTTTTACTTGTCTTTTTAGGTCTAATGACGGTTGGTTGTCAATAAGGAAGTTTCTAATATATTTAGAGTCCATAATAGGAAGGTTCTCGATAAATCTAGCAATGACACCCTTGTCTCTTTCACCATTTACCTCAACAATTTGTTTTTGTAATCTCCATTGTACTCTTGGAGCGACTCTACCGGCCGGATATTCATCAGCCATTTTATTCAACTCTATAACTTCACTATATGTAAGTAATCTTAATTTAACTTCGGACTCAGTTTTAGGTAATTTTGTAATGAACAAACCTTCTTCATTTGGTTTATGTTCAGTTTGTTTGATATACAATTCATCTAACACAATGGTAGTTTGGAAATTTTTACCTGTTCCTGGGTCTTCTACGTTAATTGAATATTCAGGTCCGAAAGATGTGTTTCTAAGGAAAATTAAAACCGCTTCAACATCTCCCTCCAATAACTCTTCAGGTCTCAAATCATGTTCATAAACTTTGTTACGTAATAAATTAAGAACAAAATAATCTTTATTATATAAAGCGGCATTTATAATAACGTTCTCATCACTCGCGGTTAGATAACCTACTTTGATTGATTTCTTTTTTGACTTATAGAATACACCACCTGAAGGTAATGTAACAACGTCGTGGGGAAGATTAAAATTTTCCGTCGCAGCGTTTAATAAACTAGCATCCATTGTTTTTTATTTATAAAATAACTATTATAGTAAATTAATCAACACTTGTTTGATTATCACCAGACTCTAACTTTTTTTTCTTATTGTGACGATTAAGAAATTCTTCTTCGGTATCGAAAACTTTACCACACCGATTACATGTATATCCACTAATTTCTTCCATAAAAAAAATCCCGTATAACAATATATACGGGATTATATAAAATATGTAAATTGAATTTTAATAAACTAATATACAACGGTCCATACGAAGAGTTGCTGAGATTGTTGCCAACGCATCTGTATTGTATGCCAAACTATCAAAATTAACATCAGATAAGAATGTTCCTTCTAAAATCCATTTTTCAACAACAACACCAGTTGGGTCTAACATTTCCAAATCAACGTTTTTCTTATAACCAACAGCATAACCCATACGACCTGTAACTGATTCAGCACATAGACGAACCCACTCCATAAGAGCTTGTGATGCCGATGGTCCGATTGGGTCACGGAATTTAACGTTAATTGTACCCCATGTAAATCTACCGGCCACATATGTGGAAGTATTCAAAAATGGAATTTCCACAGGATTAATAGTAATGTGAGGACGAGCCGTACTCTCAACAAACCATTCGTTGATACCTAACGTAGTGTCAAAACGTAGAATGAATCGGTTTTGCCTTTTGGGTTCGTAAGGTATCGGCATTTTCATCAGTAAATCAGCCATCGTATATCAGTTTTTTAATTTTTTATTTTTTTGTTTTATATTATATAAATATACCAAGTTATTTTTTTTCTATTTACTTTGGTTTTTTTTCAAATAGATTCCAGTTATAAGTATCCAGTTAATAAGGTTTTTTAATTCCTCCTGCAGTTGATATAGTTTTAATTATGTTTTCTGGGTCTTTTTCAAAATGTTGTTTAACTTTTTCTAAATTTCTTAAGTCGTCATCTGAAAATCCAATCATTGGTGTAAATCTGTTAGAAATCTTATTTTTCAGATATGCTTTCTTATTAATCATTTTAGAAATTCTTTTAACATAATCCACAAAATCTTTTAGGGCTTTAATTTTTCCTTCTTCAGGATTAGTCGCACTACCTTCTCCGTAAGTTACAGGGTAAAAACGACACATATCAAGATATTCTAATATCATATCTCTTTTGGTGGATTTTCCCACACCTTCTAAATCACGGAATTTTTCTAAATTTTTTATTAACTCATTTGAATTAATACCCATATGATTTGAAATAATCATATTATATACTGACTCTTTAATAACACTTGGAGTATGACCTCTAGCGGTGACTATCGAAAACACAGACCCGTTATTAATTGCTTCGACAAAATCAGTCCAAGCTGGTCCTGGTTTTGCTAACATAGAGTCAATAATAAATCTTTTATCACCTTCTATACTAAAGTATCTAAATGGATTTTGAGCGAAACCTACAATTTCATGTCCATCGTATTCAAAATTTTCTTTTCCTATTTTTTCACGATGATGAGCGAAATCTTCAGTTGACATACCTACTTCATCACCATCAACATCCTTGAGTACTATTTTGGTCGGCATTGTTAAGATATTATCATCCCAATCAAACGCATAATATTTCATGTCAGGAGTACCTTCTTCTGTAATACCTTCTAATATGTATTTTTTTCTCATATTAATAAATAAGGACAGACCGACTTTTATATCGGCCTGTCCTATTAAAATTTATTAGATATTTTCAAACGACGCACCTGTTGGGGTTATGTAGAATGTAATATCGATGAATTCAAGTGACCTTGTTGGTTTGATATAAATCTTACCTGTCATTTGGTTTCTATCCAAGTCAGCAGTGTCTGAAGAAACTGTTACACGGAAATCGTATAAACCTCTGTCTCTTCTGATTGCGTCAAGGATTGGATTAACCGCATCCAAGAAGTCCTGTCTAACCTTTTGGTCATTTTGTTCGAACAACAATCTAACTGAAACTGCTGAAATTAACTTACGAGCTTGTAACAACAATCTTCTAACGTTAATTCTGTCAAGTGCAGATTCTCTAACTTGAAGGGTTTTATTACCCCAAATTACTGTACCTACATCAGAGAAGGTTGCGATTGGGTTAATTCTACCTTTGTAAAGAACATCTCTATCCTCTTGAGTCAGTTTCTTACGAGCTTTTACAGCGTTTACTATACCACGAGTGTAACCTGCCGCCGCGAACCATGGGAATGCAATGTTGTCGGTCAATGCTAAGTTTCTTGTAACTTCAGCAGTTGGTGGTAAATAAATTTGTGTATTGTTAACACTATCTCTTGTTAAAACCCATGGGTAGTAAGTACAAGTATAGTTTGAGTCAATACCCGTAGTTTCAAGATTATCAACCGCTTCTTGTGGGTAAATTATTTCTTCTGAATTACCAGCTGAAGGTGTAAACATGTTGTAGTCAGGTGTTGTACAAATGTATAAGGAGTCAGCCCTATCAAACTCAATCATCTCTATCGCCGCTTCAACCAAGTTTGAGTTATTTACATAATCAATACCAGGAGTAACAAATACATTAATATTAACCGCCTCAGGATTTGAGAAGGTCTGTTGACCCAATAAATAAGCGTAATAATCTGTGTTTGCAAAGTCTACTGAATTTTTATTGACTGTAATTTTCTTAAATGCTCCCCATCCAGTAGCATTAGGATAAAGAATTGATTCACATGCACCTTTTAAATAACCTGACTTACCAAGTACGAATCTATCTGAATTTGTACGACGTTCTGTATAGATATCCCATCCATCAAAACCTCCTTGTACCGCCACAGTAAATTTACGACCAAACAATCTATAATATGGATTTGTTGGGTCTTCAGGGTCGTTAATGAACGGAGCGGAACCACAGAAGAACGTTGGGGTGCCACTAGTTGCAAAGCCATTTGCAATTGTAACTCCTGATGCGTTTATATCCATGTGGAAACCTCTTGTTCTATATCCCCATTCCTCTCCTGTTGGGTCAGTACAAAATGCTCCAGGTATTCTTTTACCTTTGTAAAGGAAGAAATCAACGTCATATCCAACAGTATCCGAGATACCTAAATATGTACGTCTTACGTTGTCACCCGCACTAGTTACCGCGTCATCGGCACCCGAAGAATTGCCAAATGGCGGATTGAATACTGTTTCACCAGGGAAATCATATTTTGTTTTATAAATAGGAAATGGAGGTACAACTCCTGAATATTCTCTCATATTAAATCCTAAGAATCCACAAGGAAGTGCGTCTGTAGGAGCATCCTCATTCATCTCAACCATTATGTATTTAGAATTTAACTGATACTCACCATCAGAAGTACCAATCTTAGTCGCAATGAAGTTATTTTCATTGGGGTCCATACTGCAGTTGGTGAATTTTTCTATAACCACTGGAGAATTATCAGAGTCAAAATAATCTCTAACTAACACATCAAATGTCTGATTAGCAAAAGACATATTAGCCAATGAAATCTTAACTTGTAAGTTAGCGTCTTCACCATCAGCAATTGTATGGAATCTGAATAAATTATATACTTTAGAACCTCTTAATTCAGATACTATCCATGGTGAAGACGATGATTGGTATTGTTCTAAATAAAAACCGATACTTGTTATCTCTTCACTTCTGGCACTGTTTAGTGCGGTTAACGAGGTATTTAAACCTTTAATGTAACCTTTTCTATAAGCGTAACTCAATAAGTTTTGATATCTTTCCTCAACAAATAAAGGAACGGTTTGTCTTGGTTTTGCAAAGTTTGTTGAACCGAATACTTTTGAAATATATTGAGTGTCCGCATTAGTAAATGAGGTTTGAAAGAACAGGGTCGTTCCATCGTTATTTGTAACGTTTAATCCAAAAGTTGAGAATGGATTTTTGGTTACTCCTGAATACTGACCTGTTGTAACCATACTCACGTCAGTCAATCCTGTAACTTCGTAAACCGCACCTGTATCGTTACCATATGTTGCAAGACCTCTTGAACGGAGAGTAGCAATAACTAAATTATCGTAATCTAAATACGGTGTTCCACTATATACATAAATTTTACCGGTCAAAGTACCGCTATAACATCTATTGATTGAACCAACATTACCTTCGCCAGCACCTGTTGCGGTACAAGGATTACAGGGGTCGCTTACAACTGCAACGATATTCCAATTTACTGTAACTGTACCATCTTCAGATACCATCTGAACTATTGCCGAACCTGAACTTAAATCCAAGAATGAAGCACCATTCCATAAAATAGCTCCTCCAGGACCTGTAATATTATCTTCATCAACACAAGTCGTATATGTTGGTGTGAAAGCAGCACTCAAAGCTCCTACACAAACTGTTATTGTATTGGTGTTGTAATTTATAACACCAGGTGTACCATCTAATTGGAATGAATAGAAAGTTGCACAATTACTAGATGTTGTCGTCGGAATAAAGCTACTTATAGTTGTATAAAATGAATACCCCGAATATCCCCCAACCTGATGAGAGTTATTATCAAACAACGCATAATACCAAGGGTCATTATTTGGGTCAGCGTAATTGTAATTTGTTGAATCTACGGTGTCTACACCAAACACGTTTGTTTCTGCACTATAAGTAGTTGATAACGCGCTATAACTACCTCCAGAAATTACACCATAGTAATAAATTGAGGAACCGGTGGTGTTACCCGAAGATAAGATTGCGTTATAAACTTGATTGTTCATTTGAGCCAACAATGAAGTAGTACTTCCATTGAATAGTTCTAAAGAATTACTTAGTTTGTTTAAAATAACTGACGGAATTTGTGCGGTATTGAAACTGATTGACGATATGTTATTAGAACATCCATTGAAATCAACACTAAAGTCAATTACTTCATAATCAGTACATTCAGTTACACAATCAACTAATGAAGATGAGTTACAATAAAAATCCACTGTACTACCATCAACATTTGCCTTTGTAGTTATTGACCATGAGGGTCCCGCATCATACCCCGATAACCCAAGTACTCTTGTTACAAACAATTGATTAGATTGTTGTAAATAAGCTTTGGCAATATATGCCGCCTCATACTTTGGAATTTGAGTATTAATGAATTTTTCTGGTGAGGTTCCACCAAAATAAGCTGTGAATTCATCAAAATTTCTGATGAATATTGGTTCAAAAGCAGGACCTCGTAGAGTCTCTCCCACTATACCAAGTGTGGTTACCCCCACACTTTGTGCCACAAAACTTAAATCAACCTCTGAAGTATAAACTCCAGGTGATACAAATACTTTACTGTTGCTTGCCATTAGTTTTGAGTTTCTTTATTTTTATTTTATTGATAAATATTCAAGAAAAAACCAAAATTCTTGACTTACCGATAACTATTTATAAATTGGGCAGACTATTTTCTGCCTTTTTTATCTTATGTCACAGAATGGTCGCCAGATTAAAAATTTAAAGATTTCACAAGAAGTCCATGACATCTTAAAAAAGTATTGTGATAAGAACGGTATTAAGATGTATAGGTTCTTGGAGAAACTAATAATTGAAAAGTGTAAGGAAAAAAAAGATATATACGGGGAGGATTAAATAACAATCGACATGAATGTTACTTTCGATTCTTGTTCGTCATTTAATTTTTTTACCACAAGTCTTAAAGCGTCCCCCGTGTTAATTTGAATCTTGTTTGGGCTTTCACCGAAGAATGTTCCGTTAATATAGACCTCAAAAGTTTCTACGTTTTTTGTTTTCTCTAAAATCAAATCCGTTGTGTAATCAAATCTCTCGTTTAACTCATCATTACCCTCAACAAACAAAGCGTTAATTTTTGGTTCTTTACTTAATTCATTTTTAACTTGTCGTCTAACTACTTTCTCGTCGACTTCCACAATTTGTAATAATCTATTGATTGCCGGAGAAACCTCAAACTCATCCTCATCTATTAAGAAACCAAGCATGGTAAATGAATAACTTTGGATATAATACTTTCTTTTTTCAACATCAAGAACTGATTCATCAGATATATCACCCATCACAATAGGGATATAGTGTCCTTTGATATTAGTATAGGCTTGTCTTGAGGCAAACTTTTCAATAACAATCTTATTGAATTTATTTAGTTCTCTCATTCGGTTACAGATAATCTTAACGGTATAAGATATATCTACGGGTACTGGTTGTGGTATTCTATAAATGTCATATCCGTGTCTTTGTCCATCCCAAGTCGGTACTTGAGCATAGAAATAAAGTTTTCTATTTGGTATGTTGTACAACAATGCGGGATTGGTACCAAATTTTACTTCAGGTACTCTAACAACTGTGATGAATGGTGGTTCAGCGTTCTTGTCAAGGTTTTGAAAATTCCATGTTTCTGTAAATTGAGCCCAATTTTGGGTCGTTATTAGAATGTC